TTCCTTCCAATCATTTATGTTAGAAATAATACCAATACCTTTTCCAGCTATATCTTCAAAAGCTCTCATTGCATTACTATTATACCCTCTCTTTAAAGCTCCAAATACACCACCAGTATCAACATCTACAGAACCAAAATCCACTTTATCAAATAATGAATCAGCATCTAATTCTGCATCTGCAAGTAATTGCTGGCTATTAACCTGTGTTTCTGACTCTAATGGTGTGGGTCCTAAATCAGGAAACCTTTGCTGCAGTTGAGAATCAGCTACGGCTTGTGTATCTGCCATATAATCTGTTTGGTTTTGAAAAACATTGGCTAAATCAAACTCATTAGAAGTAGATTCACCATTTCCAAATTGTTTTTTTGGATTTACACCAGATATTTTATTTTTAAGGGCATCATACACCCCTTGAGCCGAAGAACCTAAATTACCAATATTATCACTAAGCCATTTTTTTCCTTCTTCAACTACATTATTTATTTCTGATTTATTAGTTTCTACATTTGGTGTAGGTAAATTAGATATAGCATCTTTTAAAGTAGGGTTTTCCTTTTGGTATTGAGTCATCCAATTTTGAAAATTGGTTACATTTTCATCACTTAAATCTAAATTTACTGTATAATCAGCATCAGCATATTTTTTTGCTTTGTTAGCAATTGTTTTATTCTTCAGGTCTCTTAATGATCCATCTTTAAGTCCGTCATTATCTTTATCTTGTCCACCAAATAAAGTTGTACCAAAATCTACTACAGAATTTACTAATGATGCAGGACTAAATCTTTTACCCGTATGAAATGCAGAAGGTGAAATATAAAAAGGATTATTAATTATACCATCATCATTATCATTTACAACATCTTGACCACCATATAAAATATTATCGTTTGAATCTTTTACAGTAATATTGTTTTTATTAGCAAACCGATATGCTGAATCAATCATTTCATTGCCTGTTTGTGCTTTAGGTACGTCATGAGTATAACCAGCTTCTTTAAGCCTAAGATGCGTTTCCATATCTTTAGCTCTAATTTTTCTATCACCCTTATACATAAAGTGTGGTTTAAATTCACCACCTTCTTTTTGTTCATTTAACAACGCCTTTTTAGCATTATGCTGCGCTTGTGCTTTTGCAATTGCAGCTTGTTGTTGAAGTAGTTTTATTTGAGTTTCAATATCTTGCAATTGTGATTTAGCATCTTGATTGTCCCATGGATTATCAGTTAAAATTCTCATTCCATTTTTTTCAGTAATGATATTTCTACCATCTGGTGACAACTTTTGAATTTCAACACCATCTTGTGCTTTATTCCATCCAGCAGCATTCTTTGCAAAGTTAGCCATCTTTACTATTCTAGTAGGATATCTATCTTTATTAGCCATAACCTTCTTAGCTGCTTCCTGAACGCTCATACCACGTGCCTTAGCCCATGCTGTAAACTTACCTTCATTTTCTGGTTTAATCTCTATTCCAGATTTAGCTATTTCAACAGGATCTATGTTTACATTTAATCCTTCTTGGTCTTCCTGTATTTCTTGTTGTCTTGCTAACTGCTGAGGGTTTTGATTTATTTGTTGGGGAGTAGGATCCGCCACTTGTTGTTGTTCTTGAATATTTTGAAACAAAACTTGCAGGTCATTTTCTTGATAACCTAAAGACATAAGTGCTTGTACAATAGTATTTTGATCTACTTCTTGTTGCATTAAACCCATCACAACTTCTTCAGGTTTCCCACCTTGTTCAATAGACTCTTTAAAAAATACACTAACTTGTTGAATGGCTGGATCAACCTGTGGTTGCTGTTGCATGCCAGGTTCATTAGGAATCATCTGCCCTCCTTGTTGTTTTACACTTATTTTGTTTAAACTCATTTCAACTATATTATATTATTAATATACAAATTATATAAGAGATTTGCTAATCTTTAAAGGTTTAAGAAGCAGAAATAACATTGGTAGCAATGTAATTGGCAACACCCATTCCTTGTTCTTTTGCATCTTTATAATGCATTCTATTTAGTTTATCAAATATATTTTTTGCAGTTTCACTATCATCAAGACCATTAATATAATTTATATAAATAGTATATGGGTTTGTGGTTGAACCACCTTGTTGTTTGAATCTTGGATCAAGTATATACTCTCTACCTTTATTATAGGATCCTTCTCTTTGTCTCATGGATTCTGTACATGAAGCACACCCACCATCTTGAGCTTTTGGTAATGAACCTCCGTATTCAGCATATCTAATATTATTTTCTTGAGGTGTATCTATTGTTGCTACCTCATTCATTAATCTTAAAATTTCTTCATCTTCATATATATCATCTAATTTAAATAAACCATACTCACTTTCTTCTTTAAGTTTTTTTCTTAATTCAAGTAAATCATCTTTAGTAAAAATCTTGTTAGGATCTATATTATTCTTTTTTCTGAATTTCATTAATTCAGCATAAATCTCTGCAGGAGGCAAATATTCTTCTGTTTTATATCCGCCTTTTACAGGTATGTTTTTTATAGCTTTATGTATATTAGTTTCTGGAATTGATTCTTTCATATCTTTTCCAGGTAAACCACTTGTTCCAATATCAAACACATGGCTTTGTTCATGAATATCAGTATCTTCTTCTTTATTACCTGAGAAGAATCCTGGATCAGAAAAATAAATATTATCAGAAGGAACATACATTCCATTAGGGGCACCTATTTGCCAATAGCTGGCATCATCATTCCCTGTCTCAACCATTTCTTCTCTAGAAACTTTCTTAACATCATCAAGGCTTTTAAAACCTTTTTCCATTTGTCCATTACCTAACTGATCTTCAAATTGACCAGTAGCATTACGTGTTCCTATCCAATTTTTAATCCATTCTTTATTTCCATTCTGTGCCATGGGTACTTCCATTACTATATCACCTGGAAACTGATATTCATTCTCAGGCATCATCATTTGTGAATTACCTAAATTATCTGTACCCATAATAGGAAAATCCACATCTTTCATGCTTATGTTTCCTGACGGAATAAAATTAACTGGATTGGTTTTATCCGGGCTATCATTTCTATAACCCTCTACAGAAAAAACTCCTGTAACGTATGTTATTTCTTGATTTGGCCCTCCAGGTAATCCACGGCTTGTTATGTAATTAAAATCTTCTCTCATTACCTCATTGATAATTGTAGTTTAGTATTGTTAAGCCTCAATAGCATTTTTCTATTTGTTGATACATTTTTTCTAAGTATAATGTGATTAGAGTAATGTCTAAACTTTTTACGTTGTGTAGGAGGTTTTTGATAATTTAAATTAATTGGATTTAAAGGTCTTATGTAACCATTACAATCTGTATTAAAAATAGATTGTTCAGCATTAGTAAACTCCCCTCTATCATTTGTAATATCCCAAAACTGATTAAATCTAAATTTATGTTCTACTTTTGAAACTTCTATATCAATGCTATTACTTCCTATAGTAGGATATTGTAAATTACCCCAAGGATTATTAAATGCAGCAATATTCAAATTTAAAGATCCCGATGTTTGATCATTATTATATATAATAGCTGAATCAAAATTAAAATCTAAGTCTTCCCATTTATCTCCACCACACATATTATATTGTGGATCTCCTTTATAAACATATGTTTCTAGTTGATATTCAAAACTCTTTACAGTATTAACTGATTGGCCTGTATTAGATATTAAATCTATTTCCCATGGATAATCAATATTATAAAAGTTAACAAAAGAATCACACCTAACATTATGTCTCCAAAATCCTCCCACTTCAAAATTTGCTGGAGTAGATTCATAAGAAAAATAATTACATAATCTAGGATCTGCTTGAGGTGCATCTGCATCAACCATTTGATAAATTAACGGTGCAGTATCTGGACATGTTCCTGTCTCAGTAACAACAGAACCAGGTAATGTACTTGGTGGACACTGACATGAAACTCTTCTACAAATTGGAGGTGTAATGTCATCACATGTGCCTGTACTTTCAGTATAAGCTGTTGTTGTAGGATTTTGAAATACTTTAGTATATCCAGCAGGACAATCACAAACAAATGGGGTACCGCACACATTTGCTGTTAATTCAGATGCAACAACACTCCAATTGGTAATTGGATATGTTGAAGAAATTTGTGATTGAATTCCATACATATATTGACTTGTAGATATTCCCGCTGTGCCTGCTTGAATTGTTATATTATTAAGAAGTTCATTAGTTTGACAAGCAATTTGATTCATCACAGGACTATCTGAATCACCATTAGGATATGGTGAATTTATACCACAAAATACTGCATACATATACTGAAAACTTGGCCCTGCGCCATCTACAGATGCGTTTGGTGATTGGAATGAACATTGATTTCCTGGTGTACCTCCTGTATCTGTAACTGTAATAACTACTCTTCTATATGTTGAATCATTAGATCTGGCAGGATATTGTGATGCATATTCTGATTGGTTAACATCTGATGCTAATGTAACACCAGTTTGCATTCCTAAAGGTATATTTGTACCACCACTTATCCAGTTAGCTAAATAATAACTCTCAACATGATTTACACCATTTTGACCTAATAAACTTGTACCTTCCATACTAAAAGAAGAAGTATACCCCGGATTACTTGGATCGTTCCATACACGTGCTGTACCACTCCATGATGCAAATCCTATCTGCATAGTACCATTAGCTAATGCTGCTTGAATATCTGCATTGCCCACAAAAGATTTAACCCATTCTAGCTGAGCATAAGCTCTATCATTAGTATCTGTTGGATCACCCGTACTTCCTGATACATCAACTGTAATTACCATATCAATTAAACATGCTGACGCACCACCTGTTGTAGTTGATGCTATATTTTCTACTGTAACTGTAGATGGTACTGTTTGATTAATTCCTCTTTCACATAAACCATTTGCAGCGTTATAATTATACCCAGGAGGACATTGTGGATCTGTTACTGTAGTTTTATTAGTAGTAAAAAAATGATTAATACTAGGTAAAGCTAATTGTGGATGCCAATCATGAAATGATATCCAAGCTTTAGATTTAGGGTCATAACTTATAGTCCATGAACAATCATCAAAGTATAATGGATCTCCTATATCTACAGGAATTCGTATTTTTTGATTTGTTAAAATTTCTACTGGTTTTGTATTTCTATCTATAAATGTAGCACTTGCTATAAATTCAGGCTTAAGTTGATAATCCTTTTTCATAAAATAAACAATATCATCAACTGAATCATACATAACTTGACAACCAACGCCATGTACGGGATTATCTGTCCAAACAGAAGTTTCTGAATTTGGAAATTGTTTTATAAATCTGGATGGTAAATATTTAGCAAACCACCATTTCATTCCATTATTAGATATAGGGTCTAAACCTTTACCACCATATTGAAATATTTTTCCTTGTTGTTGAGATATAAAAAACAACCCTAGAGGCGTATTTATAACTCCTCTTAAACTCTCACAAGATCCATACTCATTTGAAATATCAGCATTTGCAATATTTTGAAATGGTTGACTAAATAATTTACCATCTCCAATAGTTACATTTAGATCAGAACCTAACTTTAAAGTATCTAAGCCTTGAAACATTTGTGGAGATAAATGTGGAAAAAATACTATTGCACCACTTTTACTAATAGGTTTAATTACACTTACATCATTTTTAAAATCTTTATAGTTAAAGTTTAAAAAGACTCTCCAAAAATCTTTTTTGTTTTCATATTGTGCTTGTAATGAATATATTAATCTTTTTGGATATGAAGTATAACATGTTTCAGAAATTAAAGGATCATAATATAATGGTTGTACTTCACCAAATGAACCCAATTGCGTTGGAAATTTACCTGGACTTAATGATTCATCATATTTATAAAAGTTATCTTTCTTTTCTATTTGAGCATGAAATAATTCATCTATATCATTATAATCATTTACACTATAAAATCTTTTTGAAGGTTCATCTTCATAATCTCTTTGTGATAAGTTTATTTCTGACTCAACAAAAAAGTCAGTAATCCCATTAACATGAGTATACATATATGCAAATTCCATTGCAAATGCAGGATTAGGATCACTTGAACTACCAAATATTTGAGATAAAGCAGAGCTGCATGAATCATTCCCTCTATCTAAATAATATAAATCACCAGGATATTTATTGTCTACCGCATTTTCGCTTGCAAAACCAAAGGTTGCTATTTCCGATGCTAAAACACTCATATCAAATTTTTGAGAGTTAAGCCAATATCTTGGGTATGGTATATTTACGTATAAAGAATAATCATATGTAAAGCTATTTGGTTGACCCATTAAATAATCTGTAAATATTGGCATAATACATTTTTCTGTATATCTACCTATAAATGTATCACCTGCAAAAATAGGTTTGCTTTTATACAAAAATTGATCAGGTTTTGTAGGATCCAACAATTCTACACAACCCCTCATTTGTACTTGCTTTATACCTGCAAGTTGACCATATTGATTATCAAAATTAAACTTAAGAGCACCATAATGAGCTGATATAGAAGTTTTTCTATTTGTCCTTGGATCTAATAAATATTCATCGGAAAAAGTATTTGCTGATGTATTTGAATACTCACCTTGCGCATTCAAAAATAAATTCATATCTCCGCCTATTACATATCTTGATGTATCTTGTACAATAGGATCCTGTATTGGTTTATCTAAACTAACAGCAACTGTTGTAGGTCTAAATAAATTATTTATTTTAAATTTACCTTCATCAAATGTTTGAAATGACTGACCTATATAATTTGATGAGTTGTTTTTAATTCTCCACAATCCGTTTGTTTGATTGTTAAAATCTGTAAATTGCCCATATGAATTAAACTTCCAAGAAAATGACGAATAATTAACAAAGTTATAAAATAAGTCAATTATTTCATTTCCTCCTATTGCTATATTAGTTTGTGCTGTCACAAGTCCAACGACTGCTTTAGCAAATATAGGTAAATTAGAAAGAGATGTATCCTTACTTTGTTCAATATCAAGCGTACCAGCAATTACACCCGGAGCTATTGCTGTATTAGTAGCTGCAATTGTTTGTATCTTTTCTAAAACATATTTAGCCGTACCACCCGTATATATGTCATCTACAGCTCCTAATGTTTCATAAAGCACATCTATAGCAATTTGAGCTCCTGTTGTTAAATTAGTTGCAATTTGACCTGCAGTTATATATCCAGCCAAAAGTGCGGGTGCTGTTGTAACTCCAGTAGCAACACCGGCAATTGCACCAACAGCACCAGCACTATCATAATGTCCACCTGGAGAAGATTGTGTTTTAGACTCAGTTCCTCTAATTTGATGTAGTGCATAACCAAGCCCCATTATAGAAGCTATTAACCCAGCACTACCTCTTAATAATTTAAACTGAGGATGATCTTCTGAAGGTTTAAAATAACCAGATGAGTTACCACTTAACTGCCCGTAAATTTTAGTTTCAGAAGCATTTAAAAATGGTTGAGTAAACATTAAATCTGGTGAATGAAATGTAAATACTTTTCTTGAAAATCCACTTGGCTCACCGTTAACATCAGGCCTATCACCTAATGCACGAAATGTACCAACTGATTGACCAAAATCATCACAACCATCTGTTCTTTTTAATGAACCAGCGTTTAAACCATCATGAAAATATACATCCGGTCTTAAATCATTATAAGGATAATTAGGGTATAATCCTTGTACGCTACCCCCTATTAAATTTTCTGAATTAGGGACAGTATATTTACGCATATTTTTAAATATGCCTTTACCCAATATTGATTTAGCACCTAATCTAGAACCTCTTAGTATTTCATATCCTACTACATTTTGAATATAAGTTCCATCATTATATTTAGGACGACCAATGTTTTCAAACTCAACACCAAGTACATTAATTTCATCACCTGCTGTACTTGTTAAATGTAATGGGGATGACGCACCTCCAATAGATTCATCTGGCATTTTGTGATGTCTTATTGGTTTACCACATAAATTTCCCCAAATATCGGGTTTGTTACTGGGATATAATTCTGTAGATTCCCAGTACCCCATTTCTCCTCTTGCAATAATTCTAGTGCCATCTTCTAAATATTCTGCAATACCTTGTTGTGTAATACCTGCTGTATTATAAACTTTATATAACGGATCACCATCAACATCTAATACATTATCTCCAAAAATAATTTCGTTTTCTAAATATGTATTACCATTATCTGTAGTATAGTTACGTGGAGCTCTACCAGGTATATGATATGATGATGACCTTTCACCTGTATTATATATCCATCTTATAAAAAAAGCATATTGCTCATCGCGCAAAAAATTAAATCTATTACCACCTTTTGAATAATAACTTGAAGGTACAGAATTAATAACCCAATTAACTTTAATTTCATTTGCTATTGGTTGATAATTAAAATCAAACTGTTCTGTTGGTCCTTGTCTAAGCAACCAATCATTAACAACAAACATAGACTCTGATTTTTCATAAGCAGGACTACGTAAAGGTATTTTTTCTAAATCTATAGCCATCAATGATGGATCAATATAATCAACATTTATACTTTTTTGTTGCGTGCTGTAATAACCTATTTTTTTTGCAGATGTTTGACCTTGGTTTCTTCTTAATAATACTAATTCAAAATATTCATAATCTTCATCTAAATTAGATAAACTTATATCTAGTGAACCATTTCCACCATCATGGCTCCATAATGTTTGTATATTTGATACACCTATATAATCAGTTACAGTTTGTTCATTTTCTACATATGCAATAAATGCTTGATAAGATCCATTAGCAAGTAAACCACCGTCAATAGATTTATCTAATTTAACACACGGTGTATCCAATAAAGGAGCCAACCTAATTTGTTCACAATCTAATTCTTTTGGTTCTATATCTTCGTATCTTACACATGAATCACCGTTTATATCTGGTCCAGATACTTGAATTTGCTTATAAGGAATATTATCTATATTTAATGATCTTGATGGATTATTACCATCATCCCAATATACCTCCCAGCTACAATCAAAATTTTCTTTTGCAGCTCCTGTAATTAAATATTTTCTATTAAAGTTTAAACACGGATCATTAACTAATGTAGTATATTTACATTCACTGTCATCAAATGTACCTATTTCACTATTTATATCATCTGTAGAGTATACCACCCATTCATCACCATATCTATGTATAGCACCAATAACTGTATACGGTATAACTCCACATAATAAATTTGATGGTTCATTACCTATTACACCCAAATCACCATCCTCTGAATTATTTACAACATTACGAGCATGCCACCAAGATTGATCATTTTCCAGTGATGGTGTAATATCTTTATTCATCCCTTTAATAAAGGAATTTGTTTCTATAGATAAACTGTTTTGTGATCTAGTCTGTGCACCAGATGCTCTACGGTTACTATTAGAAGAAGATGTTTTCTTTTTTGCCATAATAGATTACGTATTTAACAAGTTGGACATGAAGCTGATGCTGATGTGCTAGCAACTGCATTTGGAGCTGATACTATTTTTGGTTGTACAGGTGCATAACTCAAAAACATATTATAATAATTATGATATTGAGCTCTTCTATTCATAGTCCATACTTTCCTCATTTCTTTAAAATCCGGTGTATTAACAAAAGTAAGTGCGTTATTTCTTGCCCCTCTCAATCTTCCCTCAATTAAATTCAATTGTTGAGAAACGTTCTCTCCTTGCCAAACCATGTTTTCTAATATTCTTTGTTTAACAGCATATTCATAATACTCATTACAATACGGATGATCTAGAACTAATAAGTCACCCGTACTATCTTCCATTGCTCCTTGATAACTTAAATATACTTTTCCCGTTTTAAATGTTGTAATTAAATATCCATCTCTAACTTCTGCAATGTCTAATGCTTGAGCACCTAAACTAGGACAATAACATACAGCATCATTAACATCTTGTATTCTTAATTGAGTCCAATGATCAAAGCACCTATATTGATCAGGACCTATTTTTTGAACTAACTGATAGTTTTTATTATCATTGCATGTTTTAATCACACATACATCTTTACATGTATCATCTGTACTGCAAGGAGACTTTTCTCCTGGTGCTGGTACATAAGGCACATCATTAAACGTTTCTACATGAGTTCCGGAAGGCATTGATGCATTTATTTTATAACTACCGCATCTAAATGCATAATTAACATATTTAAAATCTGATGGTAATTGACCACGCCCATGTTCAATATCTACAATAACTTGTTTTGTTCTATGTATTTTCAGACCTAAATCATAATTAACCCTTTGTGCAACTTTAATTAATTGCTGAGGTTCAATCATACCTTCAAGTGCATATGTTGAAAAGTCAATAGATATATCATCCATTAACTGACTAAAAGTTCTGTATTTCTGTGATACTCCCATTATTATCTATTTATATTTTGTTTGTTATCAGAATCTTCTGATGGAACTTGCATCGTATTAGCCATTGTTGCAACAACTTGACTTTCTATTTCTGCAAATAACGCTTCTGGAATAAATATTTGTTGTTCATATCTAGGTGTACAATCATTTTTTGTATCACAATCCCATTTTGTTATATCTGAATCAAACACACCTTCCACTTTAATAGCATCCCATTCTATATTTGGACAATATATATAACCATCTAACCACCAAAAATATAATGTTTTATTATATTTAAAAGTTGTTGTTTTTGTCATTGATGTGTAAGTACCAGGTTGAGTTGCTTGTAGTTCTTGAGAACCATCTATTGAACTAATAGTCCGAATAAGTGGACCCCAATAACCTTCAAACATAGAGGGAAGTTTAAGTTTTGTGCGTTTGATAGTGCAACCACTTTTAATACCTGCACAATGAGCTTCTACTTTATCTACCTCAATTAATTCTACATATGGCAATGTTTTCCATACTGAATTAAATTTTGTAAGTTTATTTGCATAGTCTTGCCTTCTCATTAAGAATTGAGCATACTTTTCAATTAAACTGTATATATATCTATCAGTAACAAAAGCATCTTGAACTTCAGCTTTAACTTGACCTCTAATTCTAGATATTGATTCTGCTATTGTCATTTTTTTTATTTTTCAAATTCGTTATAATACTTTAATGCTTTGGCTGTCTCTGTAAAATTTTCATCATATAAATGAGCAACTCTATATTTATTTTTCATTACTACATATTTTGTCCAATTGCTAGGATACTGTTTAGCAACTGATCTTTTAAAATTTCTACATGCAACAAAACGCCATAACTCTCTATTTTTAAATCTATATTTTGTAGAATAATTTGTATAAAATATTTTTCCTAAATTACCATCTGTTTCCCAATTTTTATTTTGTAATACTTTACCATACTCTTTTGACAAAGCATAATTTGTATTAACCGTTTTTGAAGGCTTACATGTTCCTATAAATAAAAACCCCAATGAATCAGGCAACTCTACACCATCTCTATTCTGTATAACTGTATTCCAAATTTTAACATTATATAGTTTAATTATTTTTTTTAATTTAGTATTATCAATATCGGAATATATAGGTTTTTTATCTTTAAACTCCTTTATTGTTTCTCCATTTAATAAACCTAATCTTTTTTCTCTATACCTTGGAGCATTAAGATCAGGCTTTTTAAAATTATTAATCATATGTCTACATTTATAATTTACAAAAAAAACCCCACTAAATGAAATTTAACAGGTGTCTTTATAATACTTGATGTGCAAATTCAGCTATATTTCCCAAAGTTGGGTGTTGTAATTCTAATTTACCTGTTCGTCTGTTACCCACGTACTTATTTGAGTAATGATAATAATCTGTTTTACCAAGACTTGGTAATGTCTTTTCTATAAAACCAGCTGTTTCATTAGATGTCATATATTCTACTTTTCTATCTGTATGAATATGTCCTTTGAATAAAGTTCTATTTACTGTTTCACCCCATTGCTTTGGATATTCACTAGCATAAATCAAAGGATTGTTTTTACTTCTTTTATCCCCATGCTCAAATGCATTAAAGTTATTATGCCACACATGAACTTTTCTTTCCTCATATTTAATATCCCAAGTAATTTCACTACTACGTATAGATTGTGATAATGCATGAACTAAATGAAAAGATGAAAGTCTGTCATGATTACCAGGCACATAAACTACTACTAACTCTTTACAAAAAGCTTTTATATAACCAATAGCCCAATGCATAGCATCAAAAGCTTGTATATAAGCATCTGTAGCCGTCATACAATTATCTAAACCTGTTCCGCTGGTAGTTGTACCCTCAAACGTATCCATGTTTATTAGATCACCTCCTACAACAAAATACATTTTTTCAATACTATGTGCTGGTGTAGCTCTTTCTAATAAATTAATAATAGTTTCTTCAAAATCTTTGTCTATAGTTTCATTACCTTGTTTCCCAAAATGTATATCTTGCAATGACATAATAGCACAAACTTTTTCACCTTTTTTATTTAATTTAGTTTTTGGTAATTTATATTGTTGAGGCTTCCAATTTTTAAGAAGTTCTTCAAAATGTTTTTCATCTGAATTTTTTATCTGACTAATTAATGCAGAAACTCTCCAGTGATCTCCCATTTGTTTATTCCAATACTGAGATAATCTCCATTTATTTTTATCTATCTTAAGCAACTGAATAATTTCTTCAGCACTTTTAGGTTCATGGTCAAAAGTTCCTGATATTTTACCTTCACCTTTTTCTAAATCTATTGACTCTACTAGTTGTGCATTATCAGCAGCTTTACTAAAAAATTTATTTTTCTTTTTATCTTTGTTTTTTTCTTGTAATATTTGTTTCTTTAATTTAACATATTGTGATTCTGTAATGTTTAATTTTTCTGCACAATAGAAAGTACTTTTTTTCCATTTAAGGCTTTCAATAATTCGTTGTTTTAAATAACTTGACATAAAAAAATTTTTGTGGTTGTTGTAAAAATACGTATAATTAATTTAAAATAAAAAATTTAATAAAAAAAGAGACTGAGTTACCCCAGTCTCTCCCAACGTTTGCAGTAGAAAACCAACAAACCACCACTTGTTGTTTTTTTTTAACTAGCAGCTAATGTAGAAAATAATATCTCTATTGGTTTACAATTAGCACTATTACCATTATCAACTACTTTAACTTTATACGCAGTTGATGCTGTTAAATTTGTCAATTTATAATTATATATAGATGTTGCTATAGGTGTTGAGTTAGCTAGTGTCCACCCGCTTGGAGCAATTTGTGTATCAAAATAAACATTTATTCCTGTACTAGAACTCCAAACGCCATTCCATAATATTTCAGCAGTTGAACTTGTTACAGTATTTGCATATACATTATATGGATCGTGCTGTAAATCATTTGAAGTACATGCTCCTAATCCATTAGATAGTATCATAGCATATTTTTGTATAATTGAATCTAGACGTTCCCCAGAAGTTATAACTATTTGATTACCGGGATCACCAATTTGAAAAGATGTTCCAGTATAACTAACACATGATGCACTTTGTATATCATCACATCTCTCACTACCTACACTACAATCAGTGTAAGTACATGGATTAGTTAATGCTGTATCAGCACAGCTACATTTTTGACTACATTTTGTACAATTACATGCCATTTTTTTTTAAGTTTTAAGGTGTTAAACAAGAGGCTGTTATCTGAGTATTTATAACTGCAGTATCAAATGTGTTATTAAAATCACCACCTGTTTGAGTAGCTAAATATCTCCATGGGAATACTGGAGATTGACCTGGAGGTGTGTAAGTAACGTCAACACCAGGACCTAAAATAAATATTTGTACTCCTTGAGTTAAAGCTTGTGTTGCTAATGTTTGAATAAATGTCCAATCATTTGCATCAAATGCTCCGTCATCACCACCTGGCAGTACATCTGTACCAACAATAATATATTTAGCAACATTAGATCTCCATGCATTAGTAAAGCTGTTATTTAATACTCTATTGATAGCTTGATCTGTACATTCCGGACCTGTATTTCCACCACTACCCATTTGTACACAAGTAGCTCCTAGAGCAGGTTGACCCAACTGATTTAATGCTGTTGTTGCAGTTGTTGCATTATTATCTTGGAACATTTCCCAAGCAGTAATAAATAATTGATGATTATCATTACCTGGGTAATTTAATCTTTGTGTTGCTGGTAAACTTGTATATTCTGTACAACTACCATACCTTGGTGTTGTACTAGTATTGTCTTCATCTGCTGTAACAATAGACAGTCTATAATTATTTGCTCCAGATGAAGTAGATATAGTAGTAATTAATGCTGCAAAACCACTTTGTAATGCCGCTATACTAGCTGCCATTGAACCTGAATAATCCATAATAAAAGCTACATCCATACCATCGCTACAACTTGCTGCTGCAGATTCTGTAGTAAATGTTTGTTGAGTAGAATTACAAACTTGTGTTGCTCCGTTAAATTGTACAGTTAATCTTACAGTATATGCTGTGTTAGGAGTTAATCCGGTTAATGTTCTTGCTACAGTAGTACCTGGATTAGTTACCTGATCTGTTGCCACTATTACACTTGCTCCGTCTATAACATCAATTGTGTAAACAGCTGTTGTACCCAATAAGTTACTGAAACTTACTGTCACATCTGTTTCTGTTATTGCTGATGTAACTGGTATTTGACAAGGCACTAATCCTGTAATTACACTACTTTGATTATTTGAACATGTGTCAGTACCATCTATAAAACTATAATTAACGGTTACATTTATATCTTGTGCAGTATTTAATGCACCAGTACTAAATAAATATCCCGATGCATTATTTTGTAAAGATGATACACTTACTGTAGTAGATAATGAAGTCCCTGTTACATCTGTTAAAGTTAATAAAGTATATCCAGATGCATCTGAAAAAGTTGATGGAATACTTGAACCTATAAAATTAAATAAAACACCATTGATTAAGCCATTAGATGCAAAAGAATTACTTGTTGTGTAATTATATACTATTGCATCACAACCACCAGGGCAACAATTTGTTTGAATAGCTGCAACAGCAGAATATAAATCATCAATAACCACCCATGCATTTTGTACAGATTGTGCAAGCGTTGATGCACTATTGTTCCATCCACTAATACTACCGTATGATACACTTGAATTTGTTAGACTATTACTAGTACCTGTAATTACACTTTGATTAATTGCTAAATTAATTGCAGATGGTAAACCCACTGCAGTTTGTAATGAGCAAAATGCGGTTTCCAATGCAAGTACAACTACCGATACATTGGTTAAATTACCAACATTAGATACACAAGTTGGTATAATTTGAGCTTCTACAACTCCTCCACTACAAGGTAACACACAAGCTTCTAATACATCTATTCTAGTGTTAAAACTAGTAAGTGTAGTATTAATAGTATTTATACTTGCTAAATTTGTACATACTTGGTTTGCTATAAGTGTGGCAAAAGCATCCAAACGTAATTCAGTTACTGGATTACCGCTTGCATCATTATATTGCAAACAAGCCGGTAATACCATCATAGGTAATGGGGTAGTACCACCACCACCACCACTTGATGATGCATTTAAACAAATTTGAGTAACCATAGCCTGAAGAACAGGAACTAAAGTTGTAGGTGTTGTACCTTGAATATTTAAACATGATAAATCTAATCCTGTTAAATTTGGATTAGCTGTTACACCATCTGTAATTATTTGGCATACTTTATCACCTATCTTTTTGGTTACTTCACTAATTGTGTCTCCATTGCATAAATCAATACATGCAATATCCGGACCTTGCCATATTACACAATTAGAAGATATGTTATCACACCCATTAGTTGTGGCGCTTGAGCTTGTTGAAATCATAAATGCTTATTTTGCTATAATGCATGGTTTTCCATTAAACTATACATTTATAATATACAAAAAATTTTAAAACCAAACAAGAAATGCTTGGCTTTAAAATTTTTTAATAAAATAAGTATTATGGAGATAAAACTCTACTATGCTAGAGCTGTTTCTTCTTCTTTTTCTTCAACTTCAGTAATACTTCCATCTTCTAAACTAATATTTACAGAACCATATTTTTCCTCTAAAGAAATAGTCATGTCTTTCCACTCAGCTTGAAGTTCAGTATATCTACTTGCTAACTGGTTTTTAATTAATTCTTGGTTACCAATGTTTAATACTACAGTATTAATTTGATTTTTAAGATTATTAACTTCTTCCAGCTCTTTGGCTGTAAGTTTTTTAGCCTTTGTAGTTTTACTTTTTGCCATTGTATTTGGTTTTTAAATTATAATTTATAATACAAATATATAATCTTTTCTTTAATTTTCAAAATTTTACCAAGGTACATTTTTAGTTACGCTAGTTGGAGTAATTAAATTTTGAATTCTATTATCAAGACCAGCTTTAATTTCTTCAATATCCATATCACTAGATTCTAACCAAGATACTACATCATCTTGTGTTAAACTATCAAAATCAACAAATTGATCTGAAGTTGGCGAATGAACAGTTTGAGTTCCAATTGTATTTGTTGTATAAGGATTACCTTCTGAATCAGTTTGATCTGATGTAGCTGTCATTCCCCAATGCACATTATATACTACATCAGTTAAAGTATCTTCTATTGGGTGTATATCCAATGCCTTAATTGCCCATGTGTATGTATTTGCCATTTTTATGTATTTAATTGTTTAGATTGAATATCTGAATTATTAATATAGTTATTTCTTTCTGTAGCTTCATATACTACTTTTGTTTCTATTCTGTTTACTTCATCTGGCCCTAAATCCTCTTTAACCCAATCTAAAACTTGTTCTTTCGTTAATTGTTCAAAAGGTATAAAATTTTCATCAGCCTCACCTTCAAAAGTTGATGAGTGAACAACAACAGATGCACCTTGACCTTCTTTATGTTTACACGAGGCCATTACTTCAGCAACATAATTATTTTCTGTTTTAACTTTTATATCTATTATATTCCATTCCATATTAGTTTCCTTCTAAGGTTTGTATTCTGGCCTCTAAAGCCTCTACTTTTGCATTTAATTCTTTAACCGCGTTTATTAAAGCGTATGTAACAGGACTTATATCAACCGCATATAGTTCAGTTTCCTGCTCATCTTCAGGATTTAATTTTTTAGCTACTGTTCCAACAGTTTCTGGAAAAACCTCTTTAATTTCTTGCGCTAACACACCTATAGACTCAACACCCTCAACAGTGTTTGCTTTTCCATTAAATGTGTATGATTTAGGTTGAACCTGAATTATTTCAGCTAATCCTTTACTGTAATTTACTATATTCTTTTTAACTCTTTCATCTGAAACGAATGTAAAAGAGGAACTATACGAACTAGTTGCTCTTCCATTAACATGAAATACAGAATATGGGACTGATGAGTATGCAAAACCATCTGCATCGTTTATGCTCACCTGTCCGTTTGTATAAGTTCCACCTCCTATTACACAGAAAGGAGTGTCTCTTGAAGCATCATTAGCTCCATTACCAACAGCAAACCTATGCGGCACAGAGCTTGCATTTGTATATTCGTTAAACTTACCAACTACAAACTGGTCTGCTCCGTATGCAGCTGAAGGAAATGTTGGTGTAGTTACACCTGAACCAAAAGCATATTGATTATTCCCTGTACTTGCTGTAGCGCCAGCGCCTATTGCTACACTACCAAATTGACCAAAGTTATTTGAATCATACCCACCTGTTAAACTATACACAGCACCAAAAGCTCTACACTGTTTTCCAAACACCAACGCATTGCTAGATGTTACTTCATGTTCAGAACCACTTATGAGTGTATTTGCATTATTAATTGAAGAAGTGCCAAGGTCATTTAGCTGCCCAAAAACAGCATTTGCATGGCTATAGAAACCAAAAATATTATTATTTAGACCAGCTATAAAATTACCTCCTAAATTTAACCATGGTTCATTTGTACATTCTATAGTATTACCAATTCCAATAATACCATTAGCTTCACCCCCTAATACATTTAATGCTCCTACTGCTAAACTATTTGTAGCTGGATACGTACAAGATTTTAAAGTATTTCCAAAACCAACATATATGTTATTACTGATTGAGGTATTGCCTTCCACTACTAGCTTTTCACCAGGGTTAGTTGTCCCTATACCTACGTTGCCGTTATTAGCAATACGCATTTTTTCTGAATAATTAATGCCTAATCTTAAAACAACGGTAGACCCATTAGAACTACCTGGATTAGAATATATACTAGAGCCAGTTGAAGCGTGTGATAACTGTAACAAGCCATTGTTACTTACAGCAGGATCTTGAACATCTAAAGTTGAATTAAATGCACCATCACCAGCTACTTGTAGTTTATAAGTAGGACTAGTCGTTCCGATCCCAACGTTACCTGAAGACGGCTGAAGTAATAAATGACTACCTCTTACAGCTCTTAAGAATTCGTAATTTACCGTCTCTGAGTTAGTAAACATTGAAAAATAATTACTAGCGCCATTGTACTCCATATATGACCCCGATACAGTACTGTTCCCGTATTCATTAAACCTTATTCGTCCGCTTGGGTTTTGATTAGTACTTGATTGTGTAAAAACTAATTCCCCGTCTCTAATATCTAGCTTTTGAGTTGGACTAGTTGTTCCGATACCAACCTCTCCAGAAGAACTTAAAAACATCCTACTTGTTGTAGCAGGTGTATTTGTTAATTGATTATTAACTCTAAAATCAAGACCGTAACCACCGTCTAAATTAACTTGCGCTATAACAGCTGTTCCGTGATTGGTACCAGTTCCGGTCCATCTTCTCCAATCTAACAAACCACTAACACCATTAGTACCCATTCTCAAACCAAGAGTATTAGCTCCTCCCCAAGGGTAGCTGGTTTGTTCTACAGCAATATATTGGTCTGTCCCTTTTACAGTTAGTTTCTCACCAGGACTAGACGTTCCAATTCCGACATTACCACCATAAAGTTGCAAGGCTAAATCTTCTGCATTTGAAGTACCTCCACTACTTTGTGCTTGTATATATGAATGAGTATTGCCTGATCCTGATGTTTCTAATAACAACCTTGAACCAGTTGATCCTGGAACGTAATCAGAAGTGGTAGTTGAAATAGCGCCATCAACTTCTAAAGCAGTACTAGGACTAAACGTCCCAATCCCAACGTTGCCATTAGGTATGAATAAATTTCCATTGCCTACATAAACATTATTGTTAACATTTCCTGGCCCTCCACCTAATGTTATAGCTTGACCAGACCCTGCTACTATACACAAAGTTGATGCATAATTAAATAGTACATTGTTGGTAGTGCCTATTGCTACACTACCATTAACGTCTATTGAAGATTCAAATTGAATTGCCATATCTTAAATATAAAATTTTACGGAGAAATCTATCTACAATAAACCTCTCCGTAAATTTACAAAATTTAATTTACTTTTAGAATATTTACTCTATAACTATTTGCAGCCACAGTTGTTGTCCATGCCAATGAAATAGCACCTGTAGATGGATTTGCTGTATTATCTAAATAAAGTTGTACACCTGTTGTTGCATCATAAATCTGTACAATAAATGGCCCAGTACCTAGTCCGTGTGTTGCAGCAGAAACAGAATGAGTATTAGATGTTATACTTGGAAAAGTTTCACTATAACCTTGTTTATTAAGTGAAGCAGCTAATGTTGCAGGTGTAACGTATCTAAATGTATCTGTTCCGGCATCTACTTCAGCTTGTGTTGCAATCTCTGTAACACCAACTGCAGTCGTTGTTGCATTAGGAAGTGTTCTTTTACTCATTGATGTAATAACACCATCAGTAACATTAATCTGATCAACTACATCAACTCCGTCTGTATCCAAGTTTGTGTCAGTACCAATAATTTTATTAAATGTACTTGCTAGTTGTGTATCACTAATTCCACCCGCTTTAATTGTAATAAATCCACTTGCTGTTCCTGCAAAAGAAGCACTGCTAAATCCAGCAACACCTTTTTCAGTTGCCCCATCTGTTGCACCTACTCCTGCAATATTTTGATCTTGAATAACAATAGTGTAATCTGTAGATGCAGGGTCAGAGTTTGCAGAAATATTTGAATTTGCAAATATTAAATCACCCACTTCTACAGTAACTGTTGTATCACTAAATGTAATATCTCCATCTGCAGTTACAACGTAAAAGTCACCTGTAGTTAAAGCAACGTTACTTGCTCCACTAATATTTGGTGATCCAGGATCATTTGTTGCATCATATCCACCTTGAAATACCCCTACTCCAGCAACAAGTGATTGTACTTGACCTAAGTTAACACCATCTGTATTAGCAGTACCTGTTGCTACATTTAATATCTTGTTTGCACCAAAGTCCACATCTGCTTCTGCACTACCCCATTGGTCTAAGTGTACATTTTGGTATAATATTTTTTCATTTGCAGTTCCATCTACACCTACTAAAAAGTCTGCAGCAGGATCAATAGATGTAACTGTAGGTAATTCAGATAAATCAAGTGTAATACCAATGTCACCACTACTTGTAACAGGTGAATTACTTACATCTAATCCTGTTCCTGGAGTTATACCTATACTTGTTACACCATCCACAGGTAATGTGCCAAGACTACCATCGCCTAATACAACTTGAGAAGTAGTACCAGCCCCTGTTACTGTTAAATTACCAGTGCTTGTTACTGGAGAATTTGTTACAGTAAAAGCTGCCGGCATTGATAAACCAACACTTGTTACACCATCTACAGGTAAAGTAGCTAATGTTAAGTCACCTAATATTACTTGTGAGGAAGTACCTGCACCTGCAATATTAATATCACCATTGGCTGTAAGAGGTGTATTAGTAATTGTAAGAGCATTACCTGTTTCTGTAATACCAACACTTGTAAGACCAGTATTTGTATCCGCAGCCCAACTTGGGATTCCTCCTGCTACTTTTAATACTTGTCCTGTTGAACCTATAGCTAATTTAGCTAATGTATTACTTGCTGATGCATATAAAATATCTCCAGTAGTATAAGTAGATTGTCCAGTACCTCCACTAACTTCATTAAGTGTACCAGCAAGTGTAATTGTACCACTAGATGTAACTGGACCACCGCTTGCTGTTAAGCCTGTAGTTCCACCACTTACATCAACAGAGGTTACTGTACCTACATTATTTGTTGCTGTAGTACCAATTGTTAATTCTGTAGCACTTGTTCTAGTAACAGAAATTAAACCACTACCCGTAATAGCCACATCTTGTTGTGAGCTGTCAGTACCTGCTAATCTAATTGTTGTTGTTGCTGCAGGAACATTAAATGTATAAGTTGTGTTATCATCTGCTCCAGTGCTCAGATCTACCCATGCACTACCATCATATAATCTCAGAACATTATTAGCTGAGTTATAATAAACTCTACCCGCAATACCAGTTGGATTTGCAGCTAAAGGATGCACTATAAAATTTTGAAGTTGACTTTCATTTAAATTTACATTGCCTTGTATATTTAAACCTGTTAAAAACTGTATTGCCATTTTATTTTATTTTATTTTTAATTTAAGAATACACACCCTGAAAAAGCAGCGTTAAAAGTTATTACTAATGAATTGCTATTTGTATAATCCACGTTACCTACCACAACCGTATTGGCACTATCTACTACAGTAACTGAAGGAAAGCTTCCTAAATTATGTGTTATAGTCCAAACATCTGAAGCCGTTTCAAAACATTGTGTATACGTACTATCTGCTATTAATATAGATTCCAGATCAACTACCGTACAAACATTTGTTGGAGTTTCTGGACAAGACATACTTGCCTTTAAATTTAATTTCATTAATGGCTCTACAAATATACCTGCGATTTCTGTTGCAACTACAACTCTATTACTTGCTGAATTTTGCCAATCACATAATTGTTTTTCAATTATAGATGTTGCAAAATCTGTATAACAACAAGAAGCAATACCAAACTTAACTGATTTAAAGTTTGCATATGCTTGTTTAGAAAAATTCTGCTCAATCTTAATTTGCTTTAACAATTTAAGTTCTTTTTCTTGAACTGCATTTGATGATGCTAGCACAGTTGATGTTGCCATATTTTATTTATCTATTTTTTAAATCTTGTATCTGTTGTCTTGCTAATTCTAGATTTAAGTCTCTTGATGTTGATACATTTGCTTCAGCTTTTGCTTTACACTGCTTACATACTATCACTCCATTTCCTAAACTAGCTTTTTGACATCCACAAGTAAATACTTTATTACAGTGAGCACAATTTGCCATATCTTATTGGTTTAAATTAAATATTTTGAACTTGATCCACAGTTTCCTGTTGGACATGAAATTTTATTCAATCTTTCTTTTGCATATCTATATAACTGCATTCCCTGTGCCGATGATTGACAGTATTCTACATTAGCTACTGCTGCATCAATCATAGTTTTTATATAATACATCTCAGATAATAATTCTTGTTTATCTGAATTAGGTTGACATGCTTGCACATTTAAATCACATAAAACTTCATAATAAGTTGTAAGTAATTTAGTTACTCTTAAATGATTATATTCTACATACACTTTAGAGTTTGGAGATACACTATATCTAATAATATATATTCCATCAGGAATTTGTGATTGTTTTGTCCCACAATCTTCAGTTTGCAAAGCAAGAGTGCAAGCAGTTAAACACATATCAAAGTCTTTATCTACTTTAATTAATACCGGAACAGAATATCCAGGTAATGTTATTAACAATTCTTCGCAATCTACTGACAAATCTTTAGAATATTGACTTGTATCTTTAATACATAATAAATCACAGTTGGATACTGTAGGAATTTCTAAACTTAATATATGTCTGCTTGCCATTTTTTTATTTGCTTTAATACACTATATAGATAATATACAAAAAAAACAAGAATATATAAAATAAAAAGAGCAGGAGTTTGATACCCCTGCTCTAATTAATTATTTAAGATGTTTTATACTGTCTTACCAGTAAGCATTTGTATCTTCAAATACAATTTTATTGCCGTTATCCCCAGCCCAAGCTTCTAAATCTTCAAATAGATTATCTAGTTGAGCTTGTGCAGCTGTATCTGAACATTTCACGTACACTTTGTATACATATTGATCATTATCAAATACACCAGTTGGATTATTAAAACGTGGTACAGAATGTTGAATATAATAAGCTCTGTATGTTGCAGTTCTATCTACAGAAGCAAGAAGCTCATCTGACATTTCAATTTCTCTGATTCTACTACTATCAGCATTCCCTTGGTTGTAAGGGCTCTGACGATATCTTTCAGACATTAATAAATCTCTAATTACTTCTTCACCTTGTGTTTGTTGCTCTGATCCAGGAGTTTTTGTTGCCACACCACAATCATTGCAAGGATTACCTGTTTCATCTAATTGAGAAACAATAATTTCAACAGGCTCAGCATTATAATGATCTCTTGTATCAAAAGAACAATTTCCAAATACTGTATCAACATATGCACCAACCAAATCTAATTTTGCGGAAACTTTAGCTCCTGCTGCATTAGGTGTTGTAGAAGGAGTATATGTTCCATCTTGTGTTTCTTCAATAGTATAAATAGACTGTACAACTTCACCAGCTGCATCTGTTACAGAAACAATAACACCACCAGCACTTACTGTGTCAACAATAAATGTTGCATCAGCACCACCACCAGAAATTGTCAGTACATCAGCAGCAGTATAACCACTACCTACATTAGCAATTGAAAAAGTAGCAACTGCATCACCTGCAATTGTATCAATATTAACTTGTGCGCCAGTTCCAGTACCACCGGTTGTAGCAACACCAGATGCTATAGCATATCCTGAACCACCTGCAGATAAAGTTGCTGTTGCAATACCATTGGTTGATGCTTCAGCTACAAAAGGTTTAATTAAAGGATCAGCAAGAGCCATTTTACCCATAGCACCAAGTACTACAGTAGGATCAATATATTCTTGACCATCTATGCAACATACGTTTGCTGAATCAGCAATTGCATATGCATTGTGATTTAAAAATCTAAGTGCAGGTGAACCTTTCACATCAACTCTCATAAATTGTGTTTTTCCACAAGGAGCACAATCAGAAGCTAATGATAAGCTTGCTGTTGCTTGTGTTGCGGTAAGACAATTTGTTCTCCACAATCTAGTAATATATCTAGGATTGATACCTTTAGATTTTACTGATTCTTTATAACCACCATGACCGGGGTTATTTCCAATAGTATCTTTTGAATAAAAAGATCCTTGTACAACATAAGCCAATGCTCCTGCTGTAATTGCTGGTACCGCACCACCTCCAGCTAAAGCAACAGATTCAAAATCAGATCCGTCAACTAAAGCCAATTGTCCTGCGGTAAGAGCGCTAGTTGCAGTTCCAGCCGTTTGAAGCGTGCTGTCTGCAATAAACGTTTTGTTAAACGCATTATTAAAATAAGCCATAATAAAAAAATTTGCGTGAGGACTATTACCCCACTAGTTATATATAAATGATTTTAACAGTTTACTCTGTTCGTAACATCATTGTTACTATAATAATATACAATAATTTTTTAAATTATCTTTATATTAGTTATTTCTTTCTGCAGCTTGTGTTCCTCTTTGTTGTTGATATGTATTTTCTATATCACCTGCAATTAATGCAGCTGTATCATCAAGTATAACTTCAACTAGATCATCTTTAAATTCACTATTAACATTTGTTGTACTAACTTGACCAGTATATGGGTTTACACATCCTTCTATTTGTATTAATGTAGGTTTTCTATAATAAGTTAATACCGGATTAACAATATCAAAATCTTTTCTATAAATTCTTATTGTGTTGTTTAACATTGTACAGAATGTTTCACCCCAATCAAAACTAGGGTTCTTTAAAGGATCTCTTAATAGTAAAGGAACGTTTGCTTCTTCAGATAAATAAACTGTCATAGATCTAGGATTACAACAATCATCTTTAGCCTGAGTACTTACTCTTTTAAATTCTAAATATTGATCTAATGGAAAATTATTAGTTTCAAAATATGTATCTGTTTGATTACCAGTTAATGATAATTCAATAAGTAAAGGTTGGAGATCATCTATTCTTTTTTTAGATAGTTCGTCTCCTTCCTTATACATATTACCACCGTGTAAATTACGTCTACACCACTCTATCTGTGCTTTATTAAAAGCTTCAATGAATTGCCAACACTCAATGTTGTCATAATCATTACTATCAAGCTTGTTTAATCTTTGCTTAAGCTTTATTAAGAGTGTATTATTTTCCATTTTTGTATATTATGAATTCCAATATGGTTCTACTTTATCTAATAAAGATAAAAGAACTTCTTCATTAGCTGGGTCTTTTAAAAAGTCCAAGCATTCGTTAGGTCTTTTACCCAATCTAACTCCACTATCCATAGGTTCAATCCAACCACCGGCTTTAGTTAATAAAAATCTATAATATAAAGAATCTTTAACTAATGCTCTAATTTTTAATTCTTCCATATCTAATTGAGCAACTTCTAAAAAGTTTGATGCAGCACGTTTCTTATTGCTTTCTGCACCTTCTCCTAAAATGTAAGCATCCATGTTTTCATACATAACATCATTTGGAGTATTTTTAGTATATTGAACACTATCAACATCTACAACTTTAGCAACATACATTAATTTTGTTGTATTGGTGTCAAACAACTTCTGTAATAATGAAATTGATTTATTCCTTAATTTTGTTGATTCAGTTCTCGTAATTAATGTTTCTTCTACTGTGTCTAAATAAAATTTAGGTTCATTTTGTGATTTTTTTGCGTCTGCCAATGATTTAGCAACTATAGAAAATCCACCAGCTCTAATAGCATGCAATTTAATTCTGTCATATGGATCTACATCACCATCTAAAAAAACTGGATCATTACCACACCTCAAAGTTATCTTATCCCAAAATTTAGAATTGTCAGGCTTCATAACAGTTAGCTTGTTCCAGAAGTCTTTATCTTCTACATCAACTTGATTAGCAGCTAGTTCAGCTTCTAATTCAGAAACTACTTTTCTGATTTCTGCAATTTTAGCCTTCTTCTCTTTTGGAGGAAGCATCTTTACTTTAGGATCAAATTCATTTAATCCAGTAATGTATCTTTTAACTCCATTCATTTCTAAACATGCTAAAGACTCTTCATGAAATACTCCATCATGTAAAGACAATCCATATTGTTCTAATCCCATATTTTCTTTGCCTGGATTAAAATAAGGGCGTATAGCTATTGAGCTAGTTTTTTTTGCGTGTTGATACTTTTCAACAATAGTGTAATCTTCCATTTTGTTTGGTTTTAAAATTTAATAATGTTTATCCTTAGTCAAATGTACATAATTATGTACAATTTATTATTAATATTTCTAAAGTCAGGATTAACCTGACTTAAGTCATTTGACTTTTAATTTACTACTACTTTCAAATCTCCAGCATTATGATATAAATCACCTTTTGATAATCCTGCTGCTACTGCCGCTGCATTATCTAAATAATCTCTATCTATAATATCTAATGCAATTGCTTTAGAAGCAATAATTTTAGAAACACTTGAATTTGAAAACTCGTATGTTTTATTTTGTTTTTTAATATCTAGTGCCATTTTTTTTGTATTTAAAGATTAAAAAAAAAGGGAGGAGGTTTAATCCCTCCCTTTTAATTATTAGTTCTAGAATGATCCTCCTGTTACAGGGTTTCTCATTACAATTTTAAGAACTTTAGTTGGATCTTTAACCCATATAGCTGGCATAGTTTGAGTCATATAAACTCTATATCCATTAAACTGTCCGGTAGAAGCAAATCCTTGAGTTCTTCCCATGTAGTCCATAGTACCATTTTGGTAGAACCACTTAAGTTGATTATCCCAAGAAAGTTTTAACAAGTGAATGTTATCATTTCCTTCATCAGTTACATCAAAAATAATAAAACTAAATGAACTTAAAGGTCTTCCATCAATTAATGGATTCTCAATGTCATTAGTATTTAAGTTATCAAATGCAGGATTCAATACAAACTTAACATTAGCTAAGAAAGGAATAGTAAAGCTTGTGTAAGCAAAACCATAATCTAAATCCATACCAGAACCTTTAACAGCTCCTATATCAGATGCATTTTGAACTAAACCAGAACCATACACTTCATCAGCAATTGCTTTGTTGATTAATTGCATACCACCAATACCTGTTTGTACAACAAGTGATCTTTGTGGATCCGGCCCTTTAAATTCAACTTTACCTTGATAAAAGTTGTAAAGCTCAGACTTAAACATGTCAAGAGTAAATGAAGACTTGTTATATACTCTTTTGAAAGAGTTATCTAACTGTGCCCATAAACCTACAGATAATCTAATATCATCTGGCCCATCTTGCTTAATTCTACCACCTTTACCCCACATTAGGTAAGTTTCAATATCCGTTGCAATTTTAGATAAGTGTGCTGCTTCCATATTTGTAATGAAAGTACGTGTAAGAGTTCCATTTTCAAATGCTTCTCTTGCACCAGCTTTACCCATATTTGCTACTAAACCTTCAATGCTTGGTACGGATGGATTATTTGGATCATTATCAAAGTTTCTCCAAATTTCAGTTACTGGTACTGTACCATCAGCATTCAAACCACCTTTGATCATAAGATCAGCACGGCTAGAAATTGAATAATGTACGTGTGCTTCTGCTCCCCCTACGAAATTGTAGAATTCGCGGAATCCAGATCCTGTTTCAATATCAGAAAACCTTTCACCATATTCACCTCTTGCAGAACCTTTTCTAAAGAACTTAGTTCCTTTTGCAAGATATTTATTATCTAATATTGCACTGTTGTTATTGTTAACTAACTGTACAGTATATACAAAACCATCACCTGCAGGAATAATATCATCTGCTGTAATGTATAATTCAAGACCATTATACTTGTCATATGTGATAATATCACCATGACCAAATGTTCTTTTGTTGACCTTAATTTTAAAGTAGGTTCCATCAATACCTTTATTAGTATTAGCTGGTTCAATGTCTGCTACAATGTAAGGAAGATCTTGTGCAATGGGAGTTTGCCACTTGTACTCACCTCTAGCATTGTCCACCATGATAGTATTTTTACCACCGAAAGAAGCCATTTGATATAAAGGCATTTCTACCTTTTGGGTCATTGCCCATAAATCAATTGGTCCCATATCCATAGGCTCAGGATTACCAAGCATCTGGGTAAGGTGATAAGAATCAACATGTGAACTAGCTTTATAGCTTGTATCACGCAGGAAAATTCCATTATTTAAAACTGGAGTTGCCATAATTTTGATTGTTTTTAATTATTAATGTTTATTTTACTTTGTTTATATTTAATTTATTTAATTAAATTCTTTTAAAAATATTTGTTGGTCTGCTTAATTTTTTTCTTGAACTTGTTTTTTGTTCTTCAACTTTACTCACACCTAAAGAAGATCCACCTGTGTTTGCCTGTTCTGTTTTAAGTTTTCTAACTGTTTGTTCAACACTTTTTTGTGCGCCTTTATCCATAATTTTAGCTTTATAACTTACAGGATCTTGTAATAACCATAAAGCTTCAGATATAAGTGCATAATTTGGTTCAACAAATTGATACTTTTCTAATAAATGACCTAATAAATTTGTATTACGCCCACTTACTGAAGGATAATTAGGTTGAACTAAACCATTATATAACATAGCTTGCGTTTTTCTATCAACTTTAAGATCACCTAACTTACCATCTTTTAATGTATCATATACATTTTTCATATATGCTTTTGATGCTTGCTCTTGTTGTCTCTTTTTTAACTCCTGTTCTTGAAGTTTTTGTGCAACAACTTTCTCTTGCATCTTATCTAATTTAGGTTTAAATTTATTTGCTTGTTGTTCAAGTTTACCTAAATCTTTCCATATTTCAATTTCTTCTTGAATTTCCTCTTGAGTTCCATATCCAGTTGCACTTAAATATTGAGTAATAATTTGCTCCTGGTCATTACTCTTTTTAACATCAAGACTTTTACTTTCTTCAACTTGTGACAATGTAGAAAATAGTGCTTTTAAATCTTTACCACCATCTGCAACATATTTTGCAGCTATTTGTAATTCTTCAGGTAAAGATTGAAAAAATTGTTTTGGTGTTTCACGTCTTACTTGATTTGCTTTTTCTTCTAAATTAGCTTGAATAAGCTCTTCCCAATCTTTTGCACTATATTCAGATAAATCTTTATCATCATCAAATGGTACTATTTTATCTTCGTTAATTAATTTTGAAAAAACATCAGATATATCTTTAATAGATTTTCTACCTTTCTTTGGTGCCTCTTCTTCTTCTTCTGATTCTTCATTGCCATCTAATGCATCTAATATACTATCTGCATTTTCTACAACCTCTTCATTTTTAGAAGCTTCTTCAGTATCAGGTTCTTCAGCATCTTCTTTTTTTTCTAGTTTTGCATTTAAATCATCTTTACCATCCTTGTCTGGATCTGCAAATGACATGTCTGCTTTCTCATTTAAACCGCTAAATATATTTTTAGTTTTATTTGATTCACCTGAAATAATATCATCACCGCTAGGTGCAGCATTAAAAATTTCATCTAAATTAACGTCAACTTGTTCTACGCTACTTTTCACCGGTTCCTTTTGTGTTGTATTCATAATTATGTTGGTTTTAATAATTAATATTCATTACATATATAATATACGCAAAGTTTATATTATAAACTTATAATATTTGTATAAAAATAAAAATAATCAGCAGTATATAGCTAACGCTAATTATTTTTTATCTGATTCTTTTGAATCATACTTATTTTTGTTTTCTTTAGCTATTTGAAGTTTGGTATTAGCTATTTCTTTTGATGCATTTATTTTTTCTCTTTCAACTTGAAGTCTGGTATTTTCCATCATAGATTTAGAACTATTCTCTTCACGTTTAAGATTCATTTGTTCACGATATTGAGTTGTTTCTCTAATATCTTTTATTGCATCTTGAAAATCAGATTGTTGATTTTGGTTTATGTCTGCCATAGAACCAAAACCAGCAGACCTAATCTCAGCAATTGTAATATCATTTTGTCTATCCTTAGCATTCTCTTCAATCTCAACTTGTAACTTTTGCTGCTCTTCTTGTGCTTTAGCTTGCAATTGTTGTTCTTGCATTTGACGTTGTTGTTGCATTTCTTGCTGACGTTGCTGTTGCATTCTTGTTTCAGAATCTTTTAGTATATCTGTTACTTCAGCAATTGAATCAGCTTTTACAATATTACCAAGTTCATATATACTTGCTCCTGTAGTATTATTTGTAAGAGCCATTTGTTTAAGATTTTCTAGTATAGCTCTATGATTTGTTTTTGTAGTTGCAAATACGTTAAAATCTCTAAGTAATAATTCAGTACCATTAATAGAAAAGTTAACCTTTTCTGCTTCAGAAGATATATAAGATAATCTAACGCTTGGATTAGTACTATAATAATATTGTGCTAAATCAGTTCTCATTTGATGAACTCTAGGCATCAAATGGTCAGAATGCTGAACAAAATACATTTCTGTTTGAGCATATGACTGTTGCATAGCCTGTACAACACCTGTAGCTGTTTGTGCTGATACAGGTCCACCAAGACGTTGAGGATTAATACCAATAGCATCAAAGCATTGCTGTTTAAAATAATTAGCAAGTTGAATCCTAGACATTAACCTATTAGTCTGCTCCATATTTAGAGTTTGATAATGGTTAAAGTTAGTAGCATTCTCAGTATTTGTAATAGATGTATCAAGAGGTAACATCTGAAAATCTTTCATAGCTACAAATGCTTTTGCATAATTATTTTTACCCCAATCCTCTCCCATTGAGTGACGTGGTAAAGCATTTTGATCAAACATTATTACTGTTCCTAATTCATCTATAAGAATGTCTGCAATTTGGTTATTAACCATATTATATCCAACTTGATATGCTTTCATTAAATCAACCAATGATGTAGATCTAGTATTTCTATCTGAAAATACTCTACCCTCAACAGGAAGTTTACAACCATAAAGTGTATTATTTCCTTTAAATTGAAATGGAAGCCTGCCAGGTTTAGTTCTATTGATACCAATGTAAATAGGATTTATGTTATCACCCATAGTAGATCTCCACATAGCAGGTAAATTTGGACCAATTTTTACACCACCCCATGTTTCATTTATCCATATCCATTCAATATGTTCACCTTCTAATAGATTTTCTTTATTTTTTTGTTTAAAAATAGAAGTATCATAAACAGCCTTTTTAGTAATTTTAAATGTTTCATCTACTATTTCTTGCGTTACTTCACCGTCTATTTCTATTTTAGTTAAATGACCTATTTTACGTTGAGTTTTCCAATATATTGTTGAAACTCGCAATAAATCACCCTCGCCCCACATGGATACATCTTCATTTTCATTTAGTATTTCACTAAGTATGTCACCACCTCTTGAACGATCATCCCAATTATTAGATGTAAATTGTCTATATGCCAACCCCGGCATTTGTGTATTCCATTCATGAGATCTTGTGGCATCATAATATGCTCCATCATTTTGATAACCATTAACTTGATACTGTGCTGATCTTGCAGGATAAACTTTTTCTAATGATCTTAATTGTTTTTCATCCATCAAATATCCGTATTTATCTACTGCATCGGATACTGTCATTAAATCTATTTTTCCACAATAATTTGAATCTGCAATGTATCTTTGATCAGGAGACTTTTGATAAAAAGTTAAAATAGGATTCCATAACTCTACATCATAATCATCTTCAAGCATACGGAAATGCCAAAATTCTCTATCTGAAATAAGCATATCCCGGAAACCTCTTTCCTCAAGCTCTTGCATTTTAAATCTTTCTTCATCTACTGAAAGTTGATGGGATGCCCACTCTTCAACCATGCTTCTATAAGACTTGCTAAAAAAATCTTCTATTTCTGGTAATGATTTTAATCCTTCTGGAGATAATTGTTGCTTTGCTTCTTCTGATGCGGGATCCATACCCATTTCAACCATCTTAAGAATTAAATTAGCTTCTGCATCTGCTAATAATGCTTCTTCTATTTGTATTCTTTTTTGTTCAAGCATTTCATTATAAGATGTATCATCCACTGCTCTAAACTGAACTTTAGAATATCTTTTAGCAAATTCGCCTGTCAATACATTTATAACATTTGGGATTATTGGATAAAATTTTAATTCTAAAGCTGAATCATTTTCAGCTGTTAGTGTATCCATTAAATCTTTATATTCATTATCGGGCTCAACAATATAATCTGTTTTGTCAATTATTCCTTTTGCAAGTTTATAATTCTTAAGAAGTCTTCTTGAATTTACACGTAAAAACTCAATACCTTGAAGCTCTAACCAATCTAAATTCCAAGCTGCCCAATCATCTGTCTTTTTTGAATATGGTAAAAATTGTATTGGTTGGGTTAAGCTAGAAAATGTAGGTCCACTTTCTGCAGTGGCACCGTTTTTCATTTGCATGGCATTTAATACTCTCATATTGATTTATTCTATTTAATATTTTTAAATCCAGATCTTTTTATTTTAGATCCACCCAAACCTCTTTTACGCCCAATATTTTTAAACGGACTACTATACTTTAATTTACTTATTTTTTCTGAATTTACCAAGGAATTATCTTCTGATTCACGCCTTTTGGAATATCCTCTATTAGATTGCTGTATTTTAGCAAAAGCTATTAATGCACCAAATGTAACTAATCTATCTACATTTAATCCCGGATAGTAAGCTAACATTTCTTTTATAAGCATGGGATCTGGTATTCTTTCCACTCCTAATGTCTGTGACATAACTGATCCATGCTCATCTGTTTCTTCATGAATGCTTTCTCTTAAAAATTCAATTGCATAAGAAATTAAATGACTTTTAAATAATGTTCCTGTGTTTTTCCAACCATACTCTTGATAAACTGTTCTATTAGATCCTAAATCTTTTAAAAAAAGTATTTGCTGTTTGGGAACTAAATACCTTTGTTTTTTTCTAGCAATCATATGTTGAATAAATAATGAAATATTATTTTCAACAATTGTCCATGCATTATACCATTCAATTAACAATTCTAATCTCTCATGTGTTTTATTAATATCATCAAATCTACCACACCAAGCTGCAACAATTTTATCACCCTCAATAAATTGTTCTACATCACCACCGCCAATATCTCTAGTTACTTCAGTAGCATTTTTATAAATATATATACTACACAATGAATCTGATGTTGTTGTCTTACCTTCTGATACCGGGTCAATAGAACCATAATATGCACCAAAACCTGGATTATCAATAGGCCTTTCCCACACAACTATACTCCCAGTTTTATCTTGTTGTTTTTTGTTCACAGGAAATTCACTTATAGGTAATTTATTTGTGCGTTTTACAGTAATGCCCTTTTGGTCTCTATCTAATTCAATAAGTTCATAAGGATATTCTTTTTCCTCAATCTTTTTTAATTGTTTACTTAATATTCCCTGTGGAAAAACAGACTCTTTTCTATAAGCAAATGCTTCAGCTATATTAAGCGGTTTTTGAGATATTCTTAATTGGTATTGTTCACCGCTTAATTCATTTTTCCACCTTAACCTTTCATTTTTAATTGCAATAACAGCTTTATCTATTTCAGAATTGCCGTATTTATCTATATAAGGGGGCATAGACCACTGTTCAGGAATAAATAAACCTGCCATCCCAATTGCACCATCTGCATCCATAAGATTAGTTTCTACAGCATAGATATCATTTGCTGAAGGATTTAATATCATATCCTTTAATGGATTACACTGTTCTAAATCACCCACAGATCCTGCAGCAATAAATTGACCGGTGGTCATCATACCAGAAGACATTGCAGGACGTAAATATTCATATGTCTGCATCATGTTTTTAGCAATACCTGCTTCTTCATGAAAAAAATATGTACAGGGTCCCCCAACTCCGGTAGTAGCATTTTTTTCAAAAGATGCACCCTGTATTTTAGATTTAAGTCCTCTAGATGTTTTTCTATTATTTATTTTAACCTCAATTTGCTGTTGCCATAATAAAACCTTTTCCGGATTACTAGGTCTATACCATGCTGTATGTTCATTCAAGAATGTTTTATATTCTTCTAAAAACTTCCAAGACCCTTTATCATTTATGTAATCTTTAAGTGATGCACCAATCTTACATATAGACCCTTCTTCAAACCAATACTGATTAATAATTTTTCCCATGTGAAAATAAGAAGATGCTATCTGCCTTTTTTTAAGAATTGCAGCATGTTGATTATTTAATTCTGCAATAATTTCATATAAAGCCATATGATATTGTGCATCTCTTACTTTTGCAAATCCATATTTTTTTTCTTCTTTATCAAAAATAGGTAAAAAGTTAAGCCACATATAATAATCTCTGGTAAGATACCATTCATTATCACCACTTTTATATATAACCCCTGATCTACATTTGTTTTTTTGATCTTCCCAATAAGCAGTAAAATCTTTTGATCTAAAAGGTTTATTACAATAAGCCCCGATTGAATTAAACCTTTTAGCTTCTTCATTAAACAGCCATGAAGTATTATCAAAATTATACTGACCCGGCTCTTTAAAAATAGATTCTAAAAATTCTTTAAAATCATTATCTGAATCAAACTTTCTTGTTGACCATTTATGATTTTCAAATATGGGTATAATCTTACTCATCTCTTATAATGGCATAAACATCCCCCGCTTGCAATAATAAATGTTCATGACCATCATGTTTCATTGGAGTAGGCATAGCATGTTCAGCGTATTGAACTATGTCACCTATTTTTATTTCTTTAACTGAATCTCCTACCCCAATAACCTCACCTCTAAAAGTTATTTTTTGGGCTATTTCAGGAATAATAAGTCCCGATGCAGTTTTAGAAGCTGCTTTTATTTCTTTAATCAATAATTTTTGTCCTACAGGAATAATTTTTTCTGCCATAATTGTTGTTTTTATAATTGGTCATAAGCTAAACCTGCACCACCACGTACAGAGCTGTCTTGTTCTTGTCTCATATCTGTAAATGCACCTTTATATGATTGTCTAATTGACTCAAATTTTGCAGCAGCATTTACCATTGAATTTATATTTCCATCTCTACCATGTTCAATAGCTGTAACTTCCATATATTTTGCTAATCTATCTAACATAGATTTTATACCCACATAAGCTCTGTATGTTGGAGTTTGATAAAGCTTTTCACACATTGCTTTAGCATATCTTATTGTTGGATCTTCTGTTGATTCTTCAAGTTCAATTTCTTCTATAATAATATCTTCCTTTTCATGTTCTGGTAAATTAAAAAAAGGATTTAAATCTGGATTTGGACATGTCATATAAAATAAATATTTATAAATAGATAAATTTGTATCAGGATACTCGTCCATTATTTTTTTCAAAAAAGGTAAAGCATAACAGTGTTCTGTCAATATCAAACTATTATTTTGTATGTCAAATAATTTTACTATCATATTTTATTGGTTATCTTTAATCCACATTATTAAAGATGTTACTTCATCTTTTAAATATGGTAGTTCATAAATTTTTATTTCTTCTATTACTGGTTCACCATTTACATGTTCATTTATTGGATATCCATTAGAATCTTCACCAACTTGTTTAAATTTTACATGTTGAATAGTTAATTTTCCTATCTTAAGTTTAGGGTTGTGTTTTTTAATAATATATGCATAAATACTCAACTGCAAGTTGTAATGATTAAGATTGCAATCATCTAAATGACTTATAGGTTTATACATTTTATTAGTAATGCCTTCCCAATTAGTAAAACCTTTACTTTTTATTTCTTTATTAGTTTTATAATCATTAATATTAATATATCCATTAACCACTTCCACCACATCTGCTTGACCACAAAGACCAGCAGATTTTAAATAAACCAAATGCTCAGGATAAACACCTTCTTCTAATTTCTGATTTGGTGCAATTTTTATACCTTTTTCATTAATAATTGGTTTAATAATGGGAACTTCCACACCGTACTTACCAATTGTATCTAAATCTAGCATATCCGCCTCTCTCTGATTATGATAAAAATTACCAAGGTTAATTGCTCTTTCAGTTTCATTATCCCATGCTTCTAAAATTTCCTTTGGCGTCATACCATACCATTTGGATCTTTTATTTTTAGAAGATTTTTTAGCTTGTCCTTCTCTATCAAACTTGGGTTTAAATTTACCAACCAATGAGGTTACACTAGTCCATTTAATATCATCATTATCATTGCTTTCATAAACATGTCCTTCTTCTTTAAATATAATTGCCATTATTCTTCTGTTTCAATGTTTGATGAGGTATTTGTTGTTGATGTATACCAATAAGGTTGGCCAGGTCTGTATGGATCGTATGTCCAATCTGGTTTGGTGGTGATAGTTCCTGTACTATATGGAACTGTAACTATTTCAGGAGATTTATTAATTGCCTCTAGTAAAATTTTAGCATCCTCTTTAGAAATACTACTATTAGATACCCCTTCTAAAACTATATCTATTGCTGTTTTTTTCATCATTATAAATTTATTTGTTTATTTATTACATCTTCCTGCTCTTCAGTTGTAAGAGCATCCCAATATCCTTTTGGGCATTCAGATGATAATGATCTAACTTTAAATCCTAAACTACAACCACAGTCTGAACAACATGGTTGAGTACCAGGTGCTAAACAATCATCACCTTTTGCATCAAACAATGAACATTTAATACATATCTGAAATCTATCAGTAGCAACAGCTTCAATATGTTCTTTTTTAAAAATATTGTTTTTTATACCTTCTGTAATTTTGTCAATATTCTTAAATGCATCTACATATTTTTTCAATCTATTTGCCATTGTTAAATTCTTTTTTATTTAGTATATCTTTTTCCATTTGTTTTAATGCTGATTCCATTTGTTCAAGGTTAGTATTGATTTCTTGACTTTTTGCAAATCCTACATAAGTTCTTTTAGCTAAATTACCTAATATACTTTTATTTTTTTTAATTGCATTTTCAAGTTTATTTTTTCTCAAATAAAAAGTTCCTAATCCATCTACATGTATTCTTGGATAATCTAAATTAGATAATTTTTTTCTAAGTTTACTATAATAAAAAGTTATAAATTCATCTACAACTGAACTATGAACACCAACCTCATCAGCAATACCTTCTTTAATATCTTTATGACTTTTTGGATTCATAACCTAATATTTTATAATCAAGTAAAACCAACCCCTCTATCTGTACATTTATATTTTTTTCAAGAGATATTGTTTTTTTATTATTACCTTTTTTAACAACTAGTTTTTTTCTTTCAGCTTTTGAAATTGCATTTCTTGCAGATTGAGGACTTTTAAATATTTTATCCTCCACTAACTTTAAACAAAATTTAGTTAATTCTATATTTTTATTTTTTGATAACTCTGCTAAAAATTTTAAGTCTGAATTACCAATAGATATATCATTAAAAAAACAATATGTTATTATTTGATATTGTATACTTAAATCAATATCAACTTTCATTTTTAAATCAACTTTATTTACTATTGCCATATTATAAACTCATTATCATATCAACTAAATCAGGATGAGGATAGCAATCAGTTTTATCTCTCCTAACATTTGTATGTGTTAATAACCCTTTAACATTACCTAAATAAGCATCCTTCTGAAATCCAAATCCTTTGGTAACCCCATGTTTTTGAATAAATTGTTTCAAACCTAACCTAATATCAACTTCGTCTCTCTCACCAATATATTTTAACCATTTTTCTATTTCTTTAATCTGCATATCTGAATAACTATGCCAAGTATTTTTTCCATTAAATGGCTCTGATAATATAGTTACTTGATCTTCTTGACATATCGAATTAACATATGTTTTATTATTATGATCTAAATATCCCATTGAACATATCTCTAATCCAACAGAGTGACGGTTCATCCATCCTGATCCTGTTTTACCTAAATGCCAACCTTGAGCACCTTCTGGGAATGCTTGAACCATTATACCATCATACTCATTATTACCATTTCTATGATCAATACCCCCTAATACAAATTCAGTAGCTATACGACCACGTGTGTCTCTACCCCACATGTCAACACAAGCAAAAGGATTTGCATGTCCAGATGTATGATGTAAAAATACATATTCATTATTTATAGGACCTTCAATATACTCTCCTTTTGGTAAAAAATGTCTGTGTATTGTTTGATCAAAATTAGTTTTATAAATTTGGTTTTGTAAATCCGTATCTTCATCAATTTCTTCAGGTCTTGTTGATTGTAAATTCATTAACAAAGACCAGACATCATTATCTACTATACCAGAAACATCTAAATTATGAGTAAGTTGAAATCTTTCAACATATTTTTCAGTATTGGGACCAAAGATACCATCAGCTTTGATCCCCAACTTGTTTTGAAGTACAACTACATTAGGACCAGATGATCCTATTTTTAACATCTTCATTTTATGAAGGATTCATTGCATTATCCATAGCAGCTTTAAACTCTTCTGCTTCCGGTGTTGATGGTTGATCACCTTCTTTTTGTGCAGCATACTGTTGTGCCATGTACATTTGAGCTTGCATACGCTCTGCTCTAGCCTTTTCAATTGCTGCTAGCAACATTTCATAATCAGCTTGTACTTCTAAATGTGGAATATTATCTTTGTAGAATGCAGTTATTTCTTCTCTACGTTTTGCAAGATCTTCTTTACTTAATTTAGGATCTTTTTCAGATAACTCAGTGTTGGTTTTTGAATTTTTCATTTTTATATATTTAAATTAATTTCAACAAATATATAAAAAATGTTTAAATAAAAAAAGTTTATTATAATTTATTACGCTCAAGTATTTTAATAACAGTTTTAAGTTCATTAATATCATGAAACTGTATATCTCCTTCTAAAATTTCAACAATCCATTTACCATCTTGGATATTATCATTACTATTAGATATTAAATCAATATGACCTATCTTATACACATAATAATAAAAAGCATCAATACCCGACTCTTCTGCAGTAACATCTATTTTATCAAAGCCTAATTTTTTAATACTTAACTCTGTCATATTTTAATAATTTATTTACCATTTTACCTTATCAGCCCAATATGCAGCAGACATTTTACCCTTTTTAATGTTTTTACCGTGTCTTGCCTTAAAAGATTTACGTTTTGCTTTCATTCTGGCTGATTCTCCTGCTTTGGGTTTACCTGCAGTACTAGCTCCTTGTTCTCCAAAACGTATGGTTTTTACTTTATCACCTTCTTTAGCTACAACCACATGAGACTTTTTTGGATGTGATGGAGTGCGCTTAGGCTTATTATAACCGGATACCCCTGCTCTTGCTAATCTGCTGTCTTTTTTATTTGCCATCTTTTTTTATTTTATACATCTGTACATAAATCATCACAATCTATATTATCTAATATTGTTTTTATGTTAGCATATGATTCAGTAACAATAATTGGTAAAAGACCAACACCAACATATATATATCTTAAATCTAAATATTTCTTTGTAGGTATATCATAATACTCTGTAACACCAGCAATTTCTGTAGAATTTATATATAATGGTTGTGTTGTTATCTTTGGATCAATAGGGTTACCATATATATCTGTTTGTACGAGACCATTTAATCCAACAGCTGGTTGTAGTGTTGCCTGCGTCAAAGTTATAAATTGTCTTTGATATATTGGTATTCTTGCCATAATTATTTTGCATTATAGGTTTTTAACTCCAAGGAAGGCCCACGTTTGTCGGTAGGTCTTCTATTTGTTCTTTTTTAATTGTAGCTTGTGCATCTACGTAAGCTTCAGCGTTTGCTACAACAGTTGGCCCTAGATCCGCTTGTACTAAACCTATAACTTGAGATTCTGTTAGTTGATCATAAGGTGTAAGAGGGGCTGGTCCTACTACGCCAGATAAAGTATTAGTAAATACTTTTCTAGCATAGCCAACACCGTCTTGCCCTTGAGCTGCAGATATTACCACCAGCTTATCCTCGCCAGCGTTGTTTTCATACTCCATTGTTAAAATTGTCCAAGTTGCCATATTTATTTTTTTTAATTATAAGTTCTTATTTCTACTGAAGCTTTAGTAAGCTTACCATCGCTGTTGTGTGTTCTTATTGCTAAGTTGTCTGTATCAATTACTTCCCAAGCAATATCATGATTATTTTCCGCTGATCCCCCGTTTATAAACACAATTGTTTTTAACAAGCTAAATTTACCAGGTGCGTTTAAATTATATTCTCCGCTACCTACTCTTGTCCAATTAAAAGGCGTTGGTATACCAAGACTATTTTCTAAAAGATTAGCATTAACAGGAGCGGATGCGCCTGATTGGTTTAATAAAAACACTGCACTTGAATAATTTGTACCAGCGGGGGTATTGGTTTCAATTATTACACCGTTAGCATCAACAGACAAATTATAAGTTGCAGTTCCAGTTACTGTACCTGATCCATATGTAGGTATTTTAATATTACCAGCACCGTTTATACTTAAAGCATTTGATCTATTAATATCGCTAGATCCACTACCTATTTGGAATTGCTGAAAGCCATCATTCAAGTCATTATATTTACCCAAACAAACACTATCTTGATTCCCGCCTTCAAGGCCCGTGCCTATTAGTTTTTGGCGTCCAGTGCTAGTAGTTCGGTTGTTGGTTCCAGCCACAAAAGATTCAAAAGCGTTGATGGCTATAGTGTTTTGTGCTCCAAAAACAGCACATGACCCTGACGATACGGAGTTGCCAATTCCATAGACAATAGACTCAGATCCTGTTACGGTACTGTTCTTACCACCTACAAATGAATTATTTCCTGAAACAACATTATTATCACCAGTAGCTACAGACTGTAAACCACTAGCTGTTGTGCCATCTCCTATTGCAAAAGAATTGTTGCCAGAGGCTATAGACTCAAATCCAAACTTAACAGCATTGTTTCCATCAGCGCTTCCAGCGTAACCGAGTTTAACAGCGTTGTTTCCTGCTGCTGTACCACCAAATCCTTGTACAAAAGAATTTTTTCCGTTTGCTTCTCCTTTTTCACCAATAGCTACAGATGATTGACCTGACGCAACTGAATCTTGACCTGAAGCAATACTGTAAACACCCGAAGCAATTGACTTGTTACCAAAAACTGCAGACGCTAGCCCTGATGCTTCAGTTAATAAACCAAAAGCAGAAGACCCTCCTCCTGATGCTAGTGTTATAAAGTTAGCCGCAAAAGAACCATTACCAAAGGCCGTAGTAGACGCTCCTACCGATAGTGCGTTTTCACCATTAGCTAAAGCATTGCCACCTAGATTAAAAGAAGGCCCTGGATTTGTGGTTCCACCACTATTTGGAAGAACAACACCACCGCCGCCGTCTTGAGTTATAGAAAACTTTTTGTTTCCTCCAGAGTTCAAATCTAATAACTTTGTATTAATAGCTGGAGTGTAGGTTGTGGTTGTTACTGCATTTAAATCAAATATAACACCTCCGTCTATTTTGGTTTGTGTTACTTGAGAATCACCCAATTCACTGTTTGGGCCATCAGTCCATATAGGTAAAACATTTGTTGTACCGCTTCCTGTTACTGTTCCTGTAACTGTATTATCAACCCATTCAATCCCTGTTCCGGTTGAACCCAACACTTGACCTGCTGTACCTGGTAAAGCATTAACATCTAATATAGCACCTTCAAACTCATGATCTGTATGAGATATAATTTTAGGTGTTGCTGTGTCTAATTCAAACTGTGGGTTTTGACCAGCTGCTCCTAATCTTAAACCATTTCCAGCCCAATTGTATATATAGCCAAAACCATCACCGTCATCATCCCAACCAAAACTTACTTTAAAGTTTCCATCTTGCTGAATTAAATACTCAGGGTCACCAGTTGTTACAGAGCTAGGTTTATTTATAATAAATCTATCTGCATTATTAAATCTTATTTGATACAAACCGTTACTGAGTTGAGGTGATTGTTGTAGTTGAGAATCACCCAATGTAGTCCCATCAGGTGTAAATACTGGAATTGTATTTAATGTACCTCCTCCTGAGATTTCTCCTTCATCAAAGTGTGCCTTTAAATCTTTAATAGTTATAAGCTGATTGTTCATTTTTGGAGTAACAAACATACTATCTTCCGGATTAGGTGTTCTACCTAATATAATTAAATCAGTTGGTTCAACTTCTTTTACCACTTTTTTACGGGATAATAATCCCATCATATCTTGTAATATATTTCCCATTATCTTTTTTTTCCTTTATGCAATCCGTGTTTTGCGTGTTGTTTACCTTTTTTTGTTGCAGCTCTTTTCTTTTTATTAGCTGCTGCTAACTTTTTTTTACCTGCGGCAGTACTTTTAAGTTTAGATATTGTACGAGATGGAGCATATACTTCACCAGTATCTTTACTTTTTTTACCAGATGGTGTTCTCCACTTTTGCTTTGTCCATCTATCTAGACTTTTTTGCTGCTTAGTTTTAGCCATTACTCATTTACTTTTACTATTTCTTTACCAACATGCTGATGAGCGTGTTTAATTGTTGGCGCTAGTAAAGGATGTTCTGCAATACTACTATGCGCAGCATGTACACAATAAGGACAGTTGTCCGCATATACCTTTTCTATTTTTTCTTTAATAATTTGTGTATCCACTTGAATACTGTAAACAGATGTAACTAACCAACCTGCTACTCCTAATAATAACGTTCCCGCTAATCCTACTATTTTTTTATCCATTATTTCTTAGTTTTATAACCTCCACCAGCAGCTTTGTATTTTTTAGCTAACATCTGTGCTTTACGTGCTGACCATTGACCTGGGTTTCCACCTTTGCTTCCTGCTTTGATTTGATTAAATAATCTTTTACGCATTGTGGGTTTAGTATAATTACCAGATTTATTTACAGTACTTTTTTTATTACTTGATTTTTTAAGAGCCATCGTTTAACTATTTTGGATAAATCTTATTTAATATTGCTTGAATCTTACTACACTTTTCATATTCTTCACAATCTATATAATACGATATCATATTTTCTAATTCTTTTTTTTTCGGTCCTTCATCAGGATCAAAAGACATTATAACTTCTTTTCCCGATTTTAAATCTTGCTCTAATAATTCTTCAAAGCTGATTTGTCCGGAAAGTATCAACCATGAGTTGTTGTATGCTTGATCCAATAATATATCATCCAACTGCTGTTGTTGTATTTTACTCATTATATCATCTGACTCATTAGGTTCTGCCATAACATTTATTTAAGTTTGTAACTCTTCTATATGAACAATATACTAAATTTCTAAATTCTATAAAAATTTTTATGTCATAACATGCCCCCCACCTCATATGATATTTGCTCACGCCCCCCTAAAAATTATGTGTTTGGCATGCTTAAGAGGTTCTTGCAATCTGATCCCCAGCTAAAAATTGGCGCGGGGATACCCCCCGTTGCTTAAACAAGTATTAATTTAAATAGAATAATTATGTCAGTATTTTTTAGAAAATTAAGAGTAAATGAGAGTACAGGAACAGCTACTATCATTGTAACAGACAAGCCTATCTCAAGCAAGGTAGGAGAATTAGCAGGAATGAAAGTAGGAACAAGGACTCAAGGTAACATAACCTTTGGCGTTCTATCTCTTATAGACCCTGAAACTAATCAAGTGATGAAAGCTAATCATCCAACAATTAAAGCTCTACAAGGAAAGCTTAATGCAGGAGATGAAATGAAAGGCTTTCAATTAAGTGAGAACCCTGTGATTGATATTAAAACAGGAGAAGAAACTAACTTGCGTTGGGTTGAACAAGCCTAATCCAAGAACAGGGGTGTGTGTAACAGCACACCTCTTTTTTTTATCTAAGAACAGAGCATAGCATTGCAGTTACTAACTAATATATACAGTTACTAACTACTATCTGCTCTTATTCTTTATTTCTTCTGCTCCCCAGCCATATATTGCATTATTGTTACCAATTATTGTGGTAAAAAAATAAAATATGTGTGTGTCACTGTAAAGGTGAGGTCTTATAACCCACAAAAACCCACTTATTACCACCACTAAAAAAGTCAAAGTACGTATAATTATATATATAGCTAACACAAGTATAACTAGAGAGATGAGTCAAGCAATACCACTTACTATTCTGAAATAGTGTAAGCCCTAGGATAAGCACTCTAGTTATTAGTGTTGGTTTGTCT